CATAGTTTGACCATAAATAGTTATTTCTTGACGAATCTGTAGATAGCCCCAAATTTGCGGCGGCTTGTCCTTCAAGAATTGCTGTAGTTTTTAAATCGGTAGATGCAGAAGAATCCCAAGAAACAGAGTCACCTGAAGTAGCTGTTAAGAGAATAGAGCCAGTACCATCAACAACCAAACCATCACTTGTTACTGTTCCAACAATATCAACACCGCTTGAAGTTGTGGTAAAACGTACATCATTGTTATGTCTTAGTTCTACTGCATTAGTTGTGAATTTAGCGTAATTGTTTGCACCTGTTGCATCTTGTAAGAAAATATTTGTTGATGACCTAACTACTAAATCACCTGTACCAGCATCTTTTATCCAACTATTACTACCATCATGATAAATTTCTAAATCTGAACCTGTGCCAAATATGGCTTTATCATTATCGCCAAAAGCTATATCAGTACCACCTGTTGTATTACCATTTACTAATATTTCAGAAAGTGTATCAACTGTACCAACTTGACTATCTACATAAGCTTTTACAGACTGTTGAGTCGGTACAAGCGTTGCAGAATTTGAAACCATGTTGTCTTCATCGGCAAATCCTGTTATGGTTATTGTACCGTCTGAGAGGCTTCCGTAAGTTATAGTACCGTTTACGTCTAATGTAGTGCTTGGTACTTGAGTCCCAATACCTAATCGTCCATTATTATCAAACCTAGCAACCTCTGTAGCTGCTGTATTTGTAGCTGATGTAACAAGACCAAATGCTATATGACCTGTAAAGTTGCCTTGACCTATATAATCAATGTAACCCGCATCTCCGTTTCTAGCAGGATTACCAAAACCTATTCTGTTGTTATCACTGTATGAATCATTATCAAAATATAAATCGCCATCGTTTATTTGTAATTTAGCCTGTGGAGAAGTCGTTCCAATACCTAAAGATTCAGCACTTGCATCCCAGAAAAACTTAGCAGTTGTTGCTGTGTCTTCGTAAAAAGATATGTCTCCGCCTGACTCAATGCGATAACGTAAATTACCATTGGTATATACACGAAAGTCATCATTAGAAGGAAACCCAAAAAAGGTATTAGTGTCACCTGAATGACGAATATAGCTAGGAATATCCACATAACCTGTAGTGATTACATCACCATTAACAGTCAAACCATCTACAGTAGCAGAACCTGTAACATCTATAGCATGTGAGAAATCAAATCTATCGTTTGCAGCATTCCAAAGAATAGTAGCATCTGTACTTGCATCTACAGCATCTTGAATAGTTATACCAGCTCCATTAGCGTTAGAAGATGTATCACCTGCACCGTAGTTCAGTGTAATGTTTTTATCTTCTACATCAAGTGTTGCAGTGTTTAAAGTTACAGTTGTACCTTCTACAGTTAAATTACCTGTAACAACTGCGTTACCTGCAATGTTTGTATTACCGCTTAAGTAAAGGTCTTTAAACTTTAAAGCACTTGTACCTAAGTCCACATCGTTATTAGTGGTAGGTACTATAGCTCCATCAGCTATGTAAAGTTGTTGTGTTGAAGTTCCTGATACATCTATATAGAATTCTATATGGTCGTTAGTTGTATCTACTAAAATTTTGTTAAGTGGTGTAGCTAATCCAGCATCACCAAGTACACTTAGTACTGGTCCTTCACCTACAGTACCATCGTGTTTATGTCCAAGAGCATTATCAAAAGCATCTACTAACTGATTATATTCGTTATTAAATAATGCAGCAGTTATTAAATCGCCATCTGAAAATGTACTTTGTCTAGTATAACTTGCCATGTATTATCTCCTGCCCGAAGGTATAAAGTCTATGTAAAAACCATTTACTATGTATGGTGCTACTTTATTGTTTGTTGAAATTCTAAAAGAGTTACTGTGTCCACTACCCTGTAATGCTACTCTAACCAGTGGTTGTTCTCCAGCTCCAAAAAGTGAAGAACCAAATGTAGCTCCACCGAATAAAGAAGGAGCATCTACAGTAAACGTATAGTCTTCTGGTTGTGGTAAATCTGTACTATCGTAATCGTATCTAACTCTTAATGTAGGAGCTACGTCTCCTTCTGGAGCTATTGACATTTTAATATAGTGCAAAGTTTTTAAAGTTCCTAAGTCTCCGTAATCATAGTCTGGAGTTTGATATATTGCATCTATGTTACCACCGTCAAAGTTATTACCTATATCATGAGTATAGACATAGCCATTACTATCTCCGTGATAATAAACTTCTATTCCACTTTCATCGAAGTTAGAGTTTATTGCTGTAACTTCTAATCCTTTTGTTTCTGACCATTCAAATCCGTTTGGTCTAAGTGTTCCTATGATTCCTTTTTGTGAAGCATTAGGCTGACCTGTATTAGTATAGAATAATCTGTATTGTGACTTTTCTCTAATAACTAAACTACTAATTGTAAAGTTATCAATGTTTCTTGCTAAACTAACTATTACAGGCTGTATAGCTTTTGAAACTGTTCCTAACTCTACGTCACCAATTCTTGCTGTACCAGCTACTGTTCTTATTCCATCCGGTGCTAAGAACATCAAGTCACCACCAATCTCTTGAATACTGTAGCCACTTAAACAACCTACGTTTTCTGCGACAGGAACGATTGCTATGTTATTAGAATCATTTATATTTATAAGTTTATGAATACTATTCTCACAGAATATAAATAAGTCTTCACGGAAACCTTTAATACCTACTATTTGGTCTGATATAGCAATTTTTTGTGTATTATTAAAAGATGAAAAAGTATTTTTTGTACTATAGTATAAAGTATTTAAGTTATCTTCAACTCCTGCTGCAATTAAGTGATGGTCATGTACTGTAACATATTTAACAGATTTTGTTGTATCTACTTGAACTTCACTAGTAAAAAAAGTTCTAGTGTTTAAATTACCAGTACCTTCCATTCTAAAACTAAAAACAACATTAGCTCCATCAGCTATGTTTAACTCACCATAATCAAATGTAGCACCTTCAAACAATGCAAAAGAACATTGTCCTTGATTAGTTCTAGCTGTTACAGCTTTACCTGTAAAGGTTGTGTGGTCATCTCCTGAATTAGCAGATAATTTATTTATCTGTAACCAGTTAGCTCCATCGTTACTAAAGTATATGTCATCACTTACACAAACAACTACACCATCTGCATAAGGAAAAACTCCTAAGATATTTTCAGTTGTCCCTGAAGGTTGTGAAGCTGTGACACCATCAATTTTATATTTTGTATAACCGTTGATACGTCTGTAGCCACCTTCTGTAGCTACTTCAAAGTTTTGTAATGTCTTTGCTAATCCCGGAGTTTTAAGTAAGTCAATAGAGTTTACTGACTTTACCAAACCTCCGTTACAGGCAACGGTATAAGGTTGTGAACTTGGCATATTTTAAAAGTAGGTTCTGTCGTCTGTCATATAATTAGGAGCTGGATTCATGAGGTTAGACTTCATGTATTTCATTCCCTTTTTAAAGTCTTCTAAAGCAAATGCTGCTTGTTGTGGACTTTCTTTAAACTGCCATACATAGTATCTTGCTTTAGCAGTTATAATGTTAGCATATTGGTCTGGTAATGCTATCGTGTCACCATGTGCTACAAGCTCTACAGGCTTTGTAAAAGCATAAAAGTGTACGTTATAAACTTTGTCAGGTATTGGACTTAATCCAAACTTCCTGTTGTCTGGAGATTTAATTACGAATTTAGGCTCTCCGTATGCCTGTGTATTTGCATCGTCTGCATTTTCACTGTCTCTATAATATCTTTTCCAATCTGTATGTGAAATAAATTTTAAACCTTTAGAAACAAAAGGAGCTGTTTCTCCACTTACGTTAATTGTTGTAGCGTAGAAATCATCCCAGTCTACAGAAGCATAGTCTGTAGTAATACTAGAACTATCAGCTTTTAGTAAGTACCATCGTTGTCCTGCTACACTAGGGACTGTTACGTTACCATAAAAAGGGTCAGTAGCTCCACTGACTCCTGCTGAGAAAAAAGGTAGTTGTGGTTCTTCGTTGGCTATATCAAACAAAGATTTATTAATTGAATCTTTTACAAACTTTTGAATACCTGTAGCAGCTCCAAAGTTTGAAGACGTTAATGGAACTTCATTGAGTTCTCTTAGTACTTCGTTAGTTATGTCAAGATATGTTGTAGCCATTATTTAGTACCTTTAGCTTTTAACTTTGCTTTTTTACTTAAATCTTTAAAATGAAAAAGTTTTACACTGGTCTTACCGTGTGTCTTGCCAGAATGTAAATCTCCGTTAGGCATTTTATGAAAACCGCCTTTATGTAGTGTACCATCTCTTTTATAGTGTTTTACGCCTTTCATTTTATTACCTTAAAAATAGTGGAGGAATCCGAAGACTCCTCCGAGTTTTGACAATTAGTCAATTTTGTAGAAAGCTGATACCAAAGCTTCATCTCTAAGAACTTTACATCCATAGACATGTAAGCCTCTAACAATATCACCAAACGATGTTGGGTCTCTCAACACTTCTGTTGAAAGGATAGTGTTAGCAGTAGCAGTAGAACTCATATGACCAGCCAAACATTTACCGGTAGCATTATCTGT